TACATTAACGATCTACCTAGTGGATCCACAATAACTGCTACGCCTTTATTAATAAAGGGCGCTTGTACTTTAAACATAGTACTAACCGGGGTTAGTGAGGCTAAATTTAAAGTTGATTTTTTAGAACTTGATTGGGGTGATGGTAGCTCTGTTGAAACCTATAAAAGAGATCTTTTTTATAATTATAAAAATCAATCTATCTTTAATGAGGTTCTATACGGCAAGGTAGCGGGTAGCGCGCTGTTAATTTATTCTCACGATTACTCGAATGACACTACAGCATACGCGTTAAAGTACACCGCATCTTTCACTTTCTACTATAACGATGGTAGCTTAATATATATCGAGCAGCCTATTATAGTGTATTGGGGCTCTTTCTATGATGATGTTGATAGATTATCAGTACTAGACACTCAAATACAGCCTATAGAAACAAACGATACGTTTTTGAATCTTGAAAGCTTTAAAGATAAAGCTGTAGTTGTAGGAGCACTGCGCGATGAGGGTGTACCCCTAAGAAGTGATTTTGGTTATGAGATAGAGCCTCTCAAGCCGCCTCAAGACTATGTCTACATCTACGAAGATCCTGATAACCCAACGGTAATAGATTATGTAAATGTAACTACGTATTTAGCTACCTGTGAGGGGGTAGATATAGAGTATTCTTCTGATATATTAATTACCCCTAACGTTAAATATATTTAACAAACAACGGTAAAGTATACAATCGATGAATTGGCTCTCGTAACACGTCGAGCAGTTGTACCAACACCGCCTGCTAGATCCATGTTATTGAAAGAACCGTAAACGCTTTTTATATTATCTGCTGTATACCATGGTTCGCTTTGCTGCTGCCATCCTTGCGTGGTTTGGTTTGTAGCAGCCGTCCAAGTTGCAGTTGGAGCTGCAACCGGAGCAGAGCCTGTGCTGTAATAATAAGGAGCGTGTGCACCTTCATAAAGTCCTGCTGGGAAGGAATTTGTAGTAATCTTTTGCAGTGTGTTGTTAGCAGCTGGACCATCGTAGTTAAAGAAGTAAAAGGCTTCTTTATCCTGATATAGGACTTGATAAGTATGATCTCCGTTTTGAAAAGGTCCGCTGGTAATGTTTACAGCATAATATTCTGTAGGCATAGGTACCTCAAACTTAACTTTAACTACATTCCAGCCTCCTGTTGTTGTCCAACCCGTCGTAAGTACCTTACTAACATTGCCTCCTGATTTTATAGAAGCTACATATTTTAGAGTGCCAGCATTAGTTGGATCGGTAAACTCTAACATTCCCCATGCTCTTACTCCAAACACAGGAGCAGAATTTTGTGTAATAGCAGATAATACACTTGTACCAGATTCTGGAAATCCGTTACGTTGGTCGAGACCGCCAGATCTTACTTTTGATACACCGCTTAATTTGTTTGCAGTGATTGCCTTATCTAAAACAAAGGAAGCATCAGGCACTATATGTTCGGCAGATAGAGTCTTAAGTGCAACCAAAGGACCTGTTATGGATCTACCTTGAATATGTGAAGTATTAATAGATCCAGCTACTATATTGGTAGTATTAACACTGTTTGGCTTTAGGTGAGTAGCGTCTATAGTTAAGCTTTTAATAGAGGTACCAGGTATTGATTGTGATATGCTCAGAATGTCCTTAAGTGAGGTTCTAAAAGTTATTCCTCCAGACTCAATAGGGAAGGTCTCAGGGCCTACAAGACTAGCTGGATTTATAAGTGGAATTTCGTTAAACGGTATGCTCGCCATATTGTTATTTATTATAACTTCATGTATTGCTATTTATTTTAAACGTAAAGAATATTGCTCATATAAATATATATAAGGATGGATATAAAAATAAATAGTGTATCAGCTATTAACACATTAAGTGCTAGTTACTATGATCCGTTTTTTACCTACAAGCAGTATCGCACTGGGTATGAACAGGGGTTTAATTTTACCAGAATACAGGCTCTCTCCGGCACTGTAGATAGTACTATAAACAATTATACTTCGCAATATTTAACATCTAAAAAAACTATTAACGATATTTTTAACGTTAATAGCAAAGCCATTAAGCTCAAAACATTAACAACGCAACTAATATTTGATACTCTAGATATAAATTCTCAACCTAGATATCTATACATTTATAAACAAACCACCGCTGATAGTAAAAGAGTAACTACTTGTGCTCCACTATTAAGTGGCCAGATAGCTATTAAAAACAATACCTACTTTGAATTAGAGTTTTTAGATGATAGGTTTTTAAGAGTTAAGCACAACAACGGTAAAAGAGATTATTTCTTAGCTTGTAGTGATATAAATGGAACTAAACTAGTCTTTATTAGTAAAGAATCTGAAGATTATACATATACATCAGAAGGTAAAGATATGTTTAGATATCTTATAGATAGTGACGGGTATCTACAATTGTTTAAAAAGACAGTTCAGGGTAACTTCATCCTAACTCTTATATCCGATAATATAGGATTAGTTCCTATTCAACAAGGATCAACATACAGAAGTTCAAAGAACCTAATAAAAATAAATTATAATTTTAAATACGTTGAGCCTAAGACCAAATCATCATGGGTAAGCTATGATCCTAAAAGACAGAATGATTTAATTATCAATGAACTTAAGAGTACCTTTGATAGGTCAGATCAATTTTTGCTTCATGCTAATTATAATACAGCTTTTAATGGAATAGATTTAAACTACTTAACTTTAAACAATCAAAGATCAGAAAAAAACTACATAAAAAGAGGTACGAACACCACTAACGGATCACCTTATGTTCCTGATGTAGAGTTTAGAGATTATACCTCACTTCAAACAGGTAACAACCAGGAGAAGGGAAATGATAATATTGCATTAACTTATGTTTGGTATGATAAAGATATAAAAGTATCTCCGGGATCGGATACCTTCTTCACAACACCTTCATCATTATATCCATACGAAAAAATTAACATAAACGATACTAAGTTTATTAATAACGGCTCGACTGCCGGTAGGACTCCTAGACTATCCGATAAATTCTACAACGTAAGATCTGCTCCTATAAGCGTAGATAGCGGCAAATATTTATGCACTTGGTTATCGGGAAGTTTAGATTCACCTGGTACTTGGGTGGATAGATATTATTACCCTGACGCTATAACAAGAAGACAAGCAATGTCCTCTATTCCAGCATTTGACATTACTTTTGATAACGTAATAGATCGAATAGTATCAAATAATATCGGGATACTTAAATCTGAATCGTTTTTCGACAAAAAGAGTGATGTGGTTCTAATGCCTAACACTCTATATAAGTATTCTAGAATAGGGGTAGATGATATAGGAGAGATTGTAAACGCCTCGGTGCCTATTGCGAGCGGATTTAACGGCTATTACGATACTAAAAATAATTTACAACCATATAGTTCTAATTCTATAACCTATGATGGTGAGAGATATAATAAGTTTATTGTATCTGATACAATAAATGATAAAAATTCGTTTACTCTTTCATTTGAGGTAAATATCGACCCTCGTAAAAGTTATGGTTATCAACTTTTAGGTAACTTAACTAGTAAGGGATTTGGTGTAATAAACGATGAGCAAGTAACTCCATTTATATACGTATATCAAAATAATAAACTAAAGTGCTACAACACTTTTTTGCAGTTACTGTACACTACATACTTTGAGAGAGATATAAAAGATATTATAAAATATAAAGGTCTAGATGATTTCTTGGTTATATGTAAGGATGGATATGTATATAAATTAAATGTAGCTGGTATAAAGCAGAAGCTAGAAATAATAAACGAAATAGCCTTATACATTAATTATCATATTGATGAAAGCGGTGTTTACTTTTTATTAAAAGATAGTAAATGTATCAAAATAGACCGGGAGACCTTATCGAGAACAGACTTACCTACTAAGAGATTTACGAGCTACGATAAATATAACCCAAATTTTATACCTAAAGGTATAGTGGTGTATAACTACGAGGTTTATCTTTTACCTGCTGATGTAATTAATTACATAGATCCAGATACAATATATTATATATCTAACAATCAGCAGTTAATTAAGCATGATATTAGACTTGATAAAATAACTCCATTTATTGAAAGCGATTCTGGACAATTAAAAGATATAGTGGTCGGACCTGAAGATTCTGTAGCTTTAATACACGGTAAGAATAAATTTTCAATCTTTAGTAGGGAGAGAGAGCAGCTATATACACAATCACTATCTTCTTCTACTTTTTCTCTTACAGGAGTAGGTGTAGATTTAGTTAGAGAGTATACAAGATTTAGTTCAGCAGCGCAAGAAGATTATATTATTACAGGTTTGGATGCTAATAACACTGTGTATCTTTACAAAATAGGATCTAACATTATTGTCAATACTGGTTTATCAGGATTGTATACAGAATACACTACCAACTCTCCTAACAGATATGTTGCTACTAATTTTAACTATTATAAGCAATTACCTATAGAGAACAAACTTAATTTTAACTTAACTCTTACTAACTACTTATCCACAGAAGATATAATATATAAGGATATATCTTTCGATTATACAAACATTGATAGAGGTTATCACACCTTTACTTATAGGTTTGACTCTACCCAGGGTAATATTACATTGTTCGTAGACGGTGAAAAGTTTATAAACGAAACTGTTCCAACAGGCAAATATGGTATTCAGGACATATTTAGTGATGACTTTTATGTAGGTGCAACTGGATTCTTTAACGGTGTGGATTTAGGATCATATTTAAAACAACCAGGATATTATTTTGCTAAGGATTTAACTCTTAAAAATCTATTTATATATGATAGACCACTGTCGGATGAGGAGGTGTTAGCGATTAATATTTTCGGTAAGGATATCGACGAAATAGTACTATCTATACCTGCTGGTCAGAGAAATAATATTGAGGAAATTGAAAGGTATTTTAAGTTTAGTCCTATAAACTCTAATTCTAAGAAAATAAACATTTATATTAAGAATGCAGGAATTAATAACGAAGATTTAAAGAATAATATTAAGGCACTAATTCTAAGAGATGCAGCAAGCATGTTACCAGTTGGTGTAGGTATAAACGATATCCAATTTTTAGACTTCATATGATAGATTACACTTCTTATAGATTACAGTACGTTGACAGGGGTATTTTTTATTCGCTGTCAGGTGATTATTCAGGATTTGTTGAACTTTCTGGAGGAGTTCCGTATGTTTACAACACCAATAAAACTTTAGGGGTATATCCGACTTTTGAAGGTACATTTTTAATATCTGATTTCTTTAAAACCAGAGCTATTAACGATACTTTAACTCTACCGTATAATGAGAGCGATGTTTTATTTGCGGCTAATGATTTACTTAATGATGGATTACTGAAAGATAAACTATCATATCTACACGATAACAATACGTATGTTTTTTCTAATTTGTTCATGGCGAACAACGACCTACCACAAGCTGAGACTATTAGATATGCTCACGATAATGGTAAATATTTTAATGGTAGATTGAGAGTTGATACCAAGACTAGTACATCTATACCGTTTTATCAAAGTCAGGATCCTAATATTAAATCTTTATCTGGTTTAAAGTCTTATGTATGTGGAGTTGGAGATGACGATTCTGATTACTTTGTTTTATTTGGCGTTACTAATACTAACTTTATTACTATAACAGGTAATAACGATGAGGTGAACGTAGTAGTTTCATCGCCGTTTTATGAGGATGAACAAAATGTACTAAGGTATGGTGATTTGAGAGGAATTACTATTAGTAAAAACTATGTGTTTATTACTGATTATAAAGAAAGTACTATTGTTAAGTATGAGATAGGCGGCTATCTTAATAGAGATACTGCACTAAAAAATAGACGCAATTTAATAGAGGTACTAGGAGGCGAGAGCTCAAACGATATTAAATCTAAGTTTAAGAATCCTAGTGAAATTACCTCTAACGACGATTACATCGTAGTTCACGATACAGGTAATTACATGCTAAAAGTCTTCGATACAAAGTTTAATTTTATTAGAAGATTAAACGGGCTTCCTCTGCGTAGGGAGCGTTTAGCAGCCATCGAGATTAACCCTCACTATAATTTACTATATGCAGTTACTTATGGTACTAATAATACCTTAAATCTTTACATTTATGATATTCTCTGCGGTAAAAAACAAGCTGAGTATAAAAATATAGGTATATCTTTACTACCTAGAAGTAAAAGTACTCCGGCTGAGGTAGTAAAGAATATAGAATTTACAAAAAATAGCTCAGATTACTTTTACTTATGCACTAATCAGCATGTGTATAAATTACATATTTCTAGACCTAATATAGTAATAGGTAGATTTCAAAACTCTAAATTATTTTTAGGTAAAGGTAGTACAATACCAGAACCTACTAAAAAGTATGTAACTATACAGGAGGAAGTATCAGTACCTGAAAGCAGTCGCACGGACAACCCTAGTAATTACTGGAATCATATTGAGTTTGAAATTAATGAGTCAAAATGGTTCTGGGGAGCAAAGAAAAGAGAGACAGTATTAATTCCTGGATATACTTATAAGACATCCAGAACCATAGAAGTTATAGAAAGATCATCTCTAGAAGTTGTAAATGATATAGATGCTAAAATGCTATCTATGTTTACTACTTCCTTTGTAAATGTGAGAGCGGTTCAGACTAAAGAGGGTTATGATAAAATGTTTTTGGTTACCGGGGGAAGAATATATTATTTTAATGAAAGAAATACATTTAAAAGAGTATTTAAAACATCAAACTTAGAGTCATACGGTAAGGTAGATATGTCTGTTTCGAACGAGGAATATATTCAAGCGTCTACAATTAATAAGGAAATATATAAAGTAACTAGAGATATTTTTGCACTAAAAAATAACTTATTAGGTCGTTTTAACGGTATATACGATGAAAAGAATGTATATTTGCTAGATGATTATAATTATAATTTAGATTTTTCAGAATTTAATGTTTTAGAGCCTGAGGATTACTTCATACACGAAAACGAAAAAGGTATTATAGGAATTATTAATCGAAGCTTTTCAAATGTGTTAGAGCTTCAGCGTAAGCTACTTGAATTGACTAAACCGGATTTAGGATCTGACATTAAGCGTGTATTTAATAAGAATTCTAAATTAGATAATGTATTGATAATAGATAACTAAGAATAAATAAAAGAGATGCCGACAACCGACTTGACAAACTCAAATATTAGTGACACTTATCAGGGTATGTTACATTTTCGTGGAGAGCAGTTACCTGCTAGTGGTCAGATAGATGTGTTTGACGGTATTGGTAATAAAACATCTATAAAGATAGGTAGAGCTTGTAATGGAGTAACGGTTTGCGGACCTCTACAGTGTCAAGAAATAAAGGTTAGTGATTGGTCTATAACAAAGCAAGGTATAATAGATTTAATATACCCGATTGGATCGACAATTTATTCCAGTCATCCAACTAATCCAGGTTTGCGATATCCAGGCACAACATGGGAACAGGTAGCACAAGGAAGATTTATAGTTAGTGTAGGTACAGGACCTGCACAAGCGGGGATGCCTGCAGGCGCAAATGTTTACGGTCCAGGTAATGATAGTAGAGGTGAATACTACCATACATTGACTCTACCAGAGATACCTCCTCATCATCATACAATAAATATCTATCAAAAACGCAACCCAATTCATAGAAAGTATGATCAGCAAGACATAGTACTACCAGGAGCTAACGGTATAAACACTGGAACTGCCGGTGGTGGTCAATCCCACATTAACACTCCCCCAGCATACGGGTTGTATGTATATTCAAGAACGCAATAATATATGCCAGATATTACAATTATAAAGCTTAAAATAAGGCGCGGAACGGACGCTCAGCGCAGAACAGTGGTTCTTGAACAGGGAGAGCTAGGATATGCTGTAGATACAGGTCGTGTATATGTTGGTGATGGCATTACGAAGGGCGGTAGTACTGTATCTCCTATATTTCACTTACCTGTCAACACACAAAATTTAAGAACAACCACAAACGCTGCACAGGGCGATATAGTAAATGAAGCTGGTTGGTTATATCAATTAACTGGTACAGACTACAGTCAGCTATCTGCATGGAAATTTATAGGTGCAGAAACAGACGATACAACAATAGAATACGTTAATAAGGGTCAAAGACGTGTACTTCAGCTAAGAAACAACAGCGTAGGAGCTAATAAGTTTAATTCTGATGCAGCATATTCACAAGGAGGAATTGTTGCTACATCTATTAACGGCTTATCTGCAAACGTAGATAAGTCTACAGTAATTATTAATGATAGAAACCAGATTAAAGTAGGTTTAATAGATCATACCAATATAGGATCTAATTCTTTTAACAGAGGAATAAACGGTGGTAATGGAAGTCAAATAGGGCTTAACTTAAACCCTAATGGAGGATTGGGATTTGTATCAAATCAACTAGCGGTGACAGGTGTACCTGTTGGAGCAGCCTCTATATCTGTTGGTAATATTAATTTTAGCACTACCTTCGATAGTACTAAAGGGATGAAGCAAGACGGTGCTGGCGCTTTAATATATACTAGATTTTATAATTATAACCCTCCTGTTAGCTTTGATCCTACAGACGGTAGATTAGGTTTAAATTATAATGGTAATCAGTTCACCGTTGTTTCAGACGCTCTTACTCTAGTGGAAGGAGATCCACCATCTAACTTAGCGAAGACAGAGAAAACCGGATATTTACAATCTGTTATAGTAAATGATAGAGGCAGAGTTACAGGTACTGTAAGCACTGTATATGATATACTAAGCTCATGTGCAACTAACCCTGGGTTAACTGCGTTTAATGGTTATGCTTTAAATACTGAAGCTACAACAGGTATTACTGTTCACGATAGTAATAATAACCTAATTACGTTACGTTCAGCAGGATTCTTATCATTATCTGGAGTTACTACACAAAGCGGTGAAACAATACCTGGACGTATCGCAATACCAATTTACTTATATACTTAATAATATGGCAAAGAAAATAGAAATCTACGAAAACACTCTTCTCAAGCTACTAGTACGTAGAGGTACAGATGCAGACAGAAAAAACGTAACTCTATCTGAGGGTGAATTAGGATATACTGTAGATACAAAAAAGCTATATATAGGCGATGGGCAGACTATAGGAGGTGTACCTGCTGGGGGTGTTAGTTTCCTCGGAACGTATCCTCTACCATATAATCAACTCGCAACTACCTTTACAGGTGATTTAATTTTCGCAGGAGGTAATAATACTCTATATACATACGTCGGACCCGATTGGAGAGAGGAGTCGAGCTGGAAGGCTATTGGTGGTATATACACTGAGGGTGATAATACTATAACTATTGATTCTTTTACAAATCAAATTAAAGTAGGGTCACTATCTGCAGGTAATATATCAACAAATGCGCTTGGCTCTGGATTAACTTTAGATCCATCTAATAAAATAACTTTATCAAATACCATAAACGTTGATGAAATTTCGACTAAGAACTTTAGTAGTGTAACTCTACCTCGGAATTTTAATTATAAAATTGGTACTGGAAACAGCACAACTTACACGCTTCCTGGTAATGGTGGTGCTGGGTTTTTATATTCTGATGTTGCTGGTAATTTAAACTGGAGAGATAGCCCTGGTGGTGAAACGCTATTTGTTTCAGGTAGCGCTATTGTACCAGTTGGAACTATCATGCCGTTTCCTAGCACAAATACAACCAATATACCGTATGGTTGGATTGCTTGTCATGGTCAAAGCGTAGCGCAATCAGAATATCCTGAATTAGCACAGATAATTGGCAATGTTATAGCTGGTAATTTTATAATTCCTGATTTAAGAAATAAAACTATTTACGGTACTCAGACTCCACAAACAGCTACTTTATATCCTGTTGCGAGCGGGCTAGGAGACGAGACACCTGTATCTGCTAAGGGAATGGTTTATATTATTAAGGCGCTACCAGATAACGTTGCGAATGTCGATATGGAGCTAACATACCCTCTTGTTGCAACTGTTAATGGTACAGAAATGCAAAACCAGGAATCATTTTCACCTCTTGATGGTTCAGTTAAAATAGAGCTAGATACTTCTGGATCTTTAGGATTTAGAAATAAAGTTATAAACGGTAATTTTGATTTCTGGCAGAGAAGAACTCAAACACTAAATGTACCTGTAAGTAATATACCAACATATACATCTAATGGTACTCGTACTGTTATGACGGCAGATAGGTGGAATACCTATTCTTCAGCGGCATCTAATGCAAGGGGTGAGTTTTCGGTAACAAGGGAGAATAATAATAGAACTAACTTTCCTATAACAGGGGATGACGGAGATGACTTTCAACTAAATGGTAATTATTTCTTAAGACTTTCCTATCAAAATGGCGTAGGTACATATAGAGACGGTACTAACTTATATGATAGTCTGTCTAACCATACTGGTAATTTTTGTATACAGAATATAGAGAACGCTAGCGAAATACTAGGTAAACCAGTAACGCTTTCTTTTTGGGCAAGAGCGAGCAAAGATACTTATATTTTCTCTGAATCCCAAATACATTCAAGAGAAGGTAGTTTATGGACACCGGCAACTATTTCAAACTTAATGCCCCTAACTACAGAATGGCAGAAATTTACACATACATATACAATGCCTACTTTTGAGCAAGTCTCGGCATTTGCATATGATCCCGGTGAAATTCCTCTTGTTGGGGGTCGGTATCCGGAACGACCTAGTTATACCCCTATAGGTTCGAGAGGTCTTTTACCTCCTCTTAGTTCGTGGTTATATCAAGTGGATATTAAGACTCACTGGTCTAGAGGTATACTTATAGCTCATGGACACTCTATAAGCGCTACAGCTAACGGATTTAATTACTTCTACCCCGGTTCAGGTACAGAATTAGATTACCCTATAGGTAATTTTATGACTATGCCTGTACTTTCCACACTTTGTACTAATGTATTATCTGGTGTAGATGGAGGTTATTATGATATAGCACAGATTCAACTTGAAGTAGGTAAAGGACCTACACCTTTTGAACATAGACCCCAGCAAATGGAATTCGCTCTATGTCAGCGGTATTATGAATTAGGAGGACATCTTAATAGTGACCCTAATGGATCAAGATCTATACATGTAGTACTACCACCTTCAACAGTTAATCATCCAGGTATAAGATTTACTGTACCTAAAGCTTTTGATCCTATATTTCATATGTGGAGCCCGTCTAGAGGAAAAGCATCTATATTAAACAGTACGAGAACAGCAATTACAGGGGCAGAGATAGAAAACGATGGTGAAACATTGTCCCGTGCGACTATACCAACTAATACTACAACGACTATGGGGTTAGGTTATTTTAGTACTCCTGTAAATACACCTGCAGCAGCTACCTTGTATCAAATTGGATGGGATGCAGAAGCTGAGTTTTAATAAATTATGAATGAGATAATAGTTGAAGGATTAGATGAAGAAGATTTTGTTCTTCTCAAAAAAATAGTAGAGTCATATAAGTCATCAATTAATGATGAGATAAGTTTTGACGACTTAGTAAACATTCACGATAAGTTATCGCAGATATTAATGTATTTAAATGATTAAATAATTATGTGGAACAGCATAGTAGAGCATATACTTTAGGTGAGGAGTTTACTGATTATGTTCTCGTGGATGAGAAAAGAGAAAGCGTGGTTTTAAACATAGATAAAGAACATTTTAAAGTATTATTTCGGGAATATAAAAAAATGGGATTTACTTTAAAGCATGTATCTAGTTTTGAGGAAGATAAAGGTATAACGTGTGTCTTTGTAAAAGAGTCTTGAGATAAATAATAGAGTATGTTGTATCCCTCGCTTAGTAGCAATGCTAAAAGCTTAAATCTAGTTTCAAAAGACGCGTATTCTCCGTTTTATGATATAGTGTGGTCGTTTGATTATATTATTAATGGAACTTCTTTAACTGAAGGCGGTTTTACTGCATTTTTATGCAGTAGTGGTATTGGTGTTGGAGATTCAGAAGGAGGTATTGATCTAGGATATTCTATTAGCCCGTTAAAGCTTAATGTTCTTCTCGATACTTCTAATATACCTCAAAGCTCTATACAAACGGAGAATGCATTTAACATAGTAGTAGCTGAACAATCTGAATTAGATTACTCTACTTATAGACACGGAGGGGTTTTAGCAGTAGGTTTTGATTCTACAGGTCTTTTTGCTGCGTCTGCTACAGCAGGACCAGGAGCTACCCGCGATGGTCTACCTCTAGATAAAATATATAAAAATTCTGTTACTGTAAGGGGTGGATTTCCTAAATACTCTTTCAATATTTATAATTTTCATAAACCATTAAGTAGCATAGACAGTAGGTTTAAAGTTATAGAAGATACACTTACTTATAAGACCATACGCGTTAGATTGGGTAATGTAGGTAGAACGATTTATGTAGATTATAGATATTCACCAGAAGAGGAGTTTAGAAACTTAATATCTCAGGATGTAACTTTAAATTTTGCTACTTCTACATTCTACAACGCTGGTATATCTTTTGCATCCCCTATAAGTTCTATACAAAATAATAGAGTAGGTAAAATGTATCTTAAAAACTTTCACGTAGAAGGTACTACTAATCCTGATTTAAATATATATGTACCTAACTTAGGGACTGCTACAACGACCACTACAACAACTACCACAACTACCCCTGCGCCAATAATACCACCATTACCTACGACTACCACAACTGCACCTCCACTCGGTCTAGTGACATTAGAGGATGGTACGCAGATCTTTACTAAGAATAACTTCCCGATTCATCCCTTTTAACTAAATATATATATATGCCAGTTAATTTTAATAATTTTGCTCAGGGGACGGCTCCTGTTGATACGGATCAAGTCGTTGGATTTGCAGAAGCAGCTTCTGGTGGAGAGAGAAGATGGACATTAGCTTCTTTGAGATCAAGTATAATAAAAGGTGCTGCTAGTACTATTGATACAGAAAATCTTCCAGTATCAAAAGCTCTTGTTTCAACAAATATAGGTAAGGTTGGATCTTCAACTACTACAGCTACAGAAATAAGTTATTTAGCAGGTGCAAGATCTAATATACAGCAGCAAATTGACAACTCAATACCGTCGGGAGCAGTGATGCCTTTTGCAAAGACTACAGCTCCTAGTGGATGGATAGTTTGTGATGGTGCAGCGGTTAGTAGAACAACATACGCTAATTTATTTGCTGCTATTGGTACACTATATGGCACTGGAAACAACAGCACAACTTTTAACTTGCCTGATCTTCGCGGTTATTTTGTACGTGGTAGTGGTACAAACTCTGACAGTACTACTTCAGGAGCTTTTGGCTCAAAACAAGCTGCTACTGTAGTTCCGATGGGTGATCCTTCTAAGACTGCTAGAGTGGTAGTTTCGTTGTGGAATAATGTTGATGATAGTGCGGCGACAATGAGGTCCCTACTATACGGTGAGCCTGCATCTGTAAATGAAACGTCTTTAAAAATTATTGGGTACTACCCAGGTACTGTAGACTCAGTACAGGCGAATGCGATGGTTATGACAACCAGACCAGCAAACATTGCGATGCTCTACTGCATTAAGATTTAATCTACTTTTAGATGAAATTACCAGCTCTTACAGATACAGATTACGGAATAGTTATACCTGATGATATAGCGCCGTACGATACTAAAGAGCGTGTTACATTTGAGATACCTAAGATAAAGACATATGAGCCCGCTTTTAGCGATGGAGGTGATGCTATAAGCACATATCATAATTTATACGAGGGTAGCTGTATAGGTATAAATTTTTGCCCCGAGAGTACATGTGTTAATGCTGCTACAGCTATAGATATTTTTAATTTCGGTTATTGCATCTCTGCAAATATAGGTTTAACGGGTACTAACCTATATAGATTAAGTGGTTTTTACTACGAAAGTATAGATAAAAGCGTAATTCTATCACTTTCAAGCTTTAACGAGCCATGGAAGTTAACAGTAAGTAATGTAAATATATCTGGACCTTATGGTGTACCAGTAGGGTCATATAATAGTTTTAACTTAATATATATAAATGGATAATTTAGTAAAAGTAAACCTTTATGGTGAGTATAGAGTAACTACACTCTCCGGTGGAAATATAGTTACTGATACTGGTTGGTGTAAAAATACTATTTTGTCCTCTGGTCTTGTAACTTTATATACATCAGCTATACCTGATGCAATTAACTTATTAGATTTAGGAACCAGTAGTAGCTTTGCTACTACTTCAGCAAGTTATGGTTTATCAGGAGTAGTTTCACCGAGTATAAATAAAGAGTTTTCTAATATATCTAGAAATAATATAGAAGTATTTACTTACGATCTAGATACTAGAATTTTCTATTCTACATTTAGTTCTTTTAAATCAACTAGTTCGGTTGAGACTATAAGAGAGTTTGCTATTAAAACAGATAGAGAAACTGGGTTTGCTAGAAGTGTATTACTATCAGCTGTTGAGGTTCAGTATGGTCAAAATATTAATTTTGAGTATAGATTAACTACAAACTGGGACGGTAAACAAGAGACAAGCGTTCCTTTCTATACTGCTAATGATGTAACTTTCTATATACCTACTACCTCGGTTGTTTATAACATACCGTATTATAGAACCTTTTATTCTGATAATAAATTAATTCTATTGAATAATAATGAGGAGCTTCCTAAGTTTGGAGACGATTATCCTTCTAAGCTATTATATTCATTTGAGAGTAGACCCGAATCTACTTTTTCACCCTCTATAGTCTCTGCTGTAATCGACAATACTAATAGGGTATTTACCGTATTTACAAAGTATGAGAATTTATCTTCGCCAATTGGATCGGCTATTTATTCTAATATAAATACCGCTCTTCTAGTTGCTGACGGCAATATAGAAACTCCTAATAAATTTCTTGCAACTAGATTCAAAGTACCCTTAACATTATATAATTACAGAGATATTACTGATGTATTAGGCTTATCTTCTGTTTATGAACCTATTTATGGATGTAATAAAAGAAACTTAATATCTCTTGTTTATAGATATTCTTGGGGCGAAACTTTAAGTGGTAGCGAGACTTTAAGTGGTATATTGGGTGATATTGATAAGCTTATAACTCTACCAGTGTTTAAATTTGAAGATATTTTATATCCTTGTGATGTTGATTATTTCGGAGAGTATACTACACCTATTAATAGTTTCTTATTATCAGCTAATAGGAGTACAAAGAGAATCCAAATAAGTGCAGGTAAGACATTAGGTACTACGGTGTTAAATTACGATTTAGGACCAGGAGCAACCAGATTGCGTTTGCTTTGCGATGGAGTTGAAGAGGTTAATACAGGGTTCCTAGGAAGTGATTACTATAACAGCTTGCTCAAAGATGCAAACTATACTTCTGTTGTAGGTGCTGGATCTGGTTCTATTAACTTTACCCGTAAAACTAATAACAGCGATGTTTATGAGCTATATGTAGATTCACCTGTAGTTAATTCTGTTTGGTACCTATCTATTTTACCGCCTGCAGGTGAATTTAATAATTATTCAAGTCTCTTCTCACTTGTTACAGCGACTACCTATAGCGGAAGATACATAACGAGAATACCTATTACTCGTAATAATAATAGCTTTAATTTATCTTGTAGTGCTATTGGTAGACTTGACGCATTTAGAGTTATATGGGACGGGAAAGAGATAGTTGATACGGGGTATAGAGGTAATTCAACTTTTAACTACTTGTTATCCGGTAGAGCTGATGCTATAACCAACTTTGTAGCGCAGTCTACACTTTCTGCTACTAACTTTTCCAATAATACTATATTATCTTCCTTATACACAACTGATATTACGAAAAATAGTATAGTGTCAAAAGATGATTTCTTTACTATCGTAACCGCAATGCCTATAGCTTCAGCTCTTGACGGTGTACCTACATCCTACACGCTGCTTAGTACAATCTCTGGAACTAACTTTATAAATTGTCTTAAACCTTCTAACCCTCTCTTATCGGCATTCCGCCCGGTATCTGCTGATTTTATCTATTTAGATAGTACTACAAATCTACTATCAGGAGTAGATTTTTATCAGGGTGTTACAATTTCTACTGGTTTATTTGATACAATACTATCCTTTATGCCTACTGCATCGGCATTAGATAAGAAGGTATATTCAACGCAGCAGTTTGTTCTAACGTCATTTGACTACTCGCTAGATACTAGACAGTTCTTTTTAACTACATATTCTGTTACCGGTATAGGTAGAGTCTCAGTAGACTTTACGAGACCTGTTAATAGTATAGCAGAATATGTAGATATAGCGGTTGATACTCCTGATATCGAGTCCGAATGGAGATTTATACTTTCGAGTAGTTAGATTCTACCCATAATAGCCTCTACTGTAAGGTCATGCTTCATAGAGTGAAATCTCTCTTCAATATATTTTTGGAAAGCAAGAGGCTTAATCCACTCCTCGCTATCCATACTCTCACCCAGCTCTTCGTACTTTTTAGCTACCTGATCAATACCTTCTAGGAGACACGCCCATCTCGAAAGCTCATCAATATCCATTTCTTTTACACTACCATTTTTTAATTCGAATTTGAATTTTCTCATACCTTATTATCCGAAAGTTCCCTTTCTTTTAATTGATTGAAAACATTCTCGATATTAACTGGTTCTGTTAATAAAACTGTATCATAATTTAATTCAACTTTAAATCTACTGCCACACTTTTCGCATAAAAAAGCGTTTTCTGTATTATAAAACACTGGGGCAGAGAATACGTTTTTACCGCAAGGGCAGGAAATTGGTATTGTTTGAAGATTGATAATCTCTTCGCTGAGATCCGGATCGTCAATATTTGTTTTTTTGTTCTTTAATCCAAGAAGATATGAACCTAGAAATTGAGCGATAATAGCACTTACGACTCCCTGCCAGAACCCTATAACATCAGCTAGTACAAACCCTATACCAAAACTAACAAGAAGCGTAACTGAAAGCGATACTGCTACTAACTTAAACATACGTTATTGTAGCTTATAAATGTAATTTTTCAATAGTATTTGGCAGATCTATTGTTATTTTCTGTCCAATTTCATCTATAATTTTTAATGAATCCTTAATAGCTTGTTTATCTCTTTTTGGTTCTTTTTCAGTTAAATTTATGCATTTTTTTACTTGTAATAATGTCATATATATCTGACTTAAGTATTCAGTTAATGTTTCACTGGTAAAAGGAAGAACTTTAGGGGCGTTTTGTGCTAATTCATCTTTTTGATGTACTTTTAATTGATCAGATACATCCATATGTAATGTAGGTTGCGCGTTCGAAGCATATGTTGCGTATGGATTAGTTTCATTATTCATTGTAAATATTTATGCATTTGAATAAATAAATGTATGAGTAAGTTTGAAAATAGATTCTTTAAAGTTTTAAAAGAACAGGATGAAGATAGAGCAGCCATGCTAAGCACTCTTGATAAAGGTACAGACCCTCAAGACTTTGATACAGAAGTAAATACTGCAACTGATATTAATGATCCTAATTCTGCAGTATCTAGAGCACTTTCAGAGAGAGAAGCTGCTATGGTATCTCAAGTTCGTGAGTGGGTTGTAAATATGGAGGAGTTTCTAGAAAATCTCAATGGAACAGAAAACTCAATTCAAACAGCATTAGCTAATGCTGAGGCAGACACTCTTCTTGATAAAATGAGACAATCAGAGCAAAGAAAAATTGCAAGAGTTGCAACAGAACTAGCTGCTTTAGCTGAATCGTTTAAAGGATTCTTAGCTCAATCAAATAACTCATCACTAAAATACGTCTAACGATTTTTTTTAATATTAGCTAGTGTAAAAATTCCTTTGAGTCCATCAAAGGAATTTTTTTGTATAAATTCATGTGCTATCTCGTCTATTTTACACGCTATACAAATATCGTTAAAGTCTTTAAAGCGCCTACCGAATTTTTCCGGCCATATAAACACCTTCTCACCGTTTTGTAATAAGATCTCAGACTTGCTTAGCGATGCATCGTCTATCCACTGACTATCTAACACCCATATCTTTTCATACCACCTCAGAACAGTATCAACTTGATGTTGCTGTCTCTTTGTAAAGGTAGCACTACCTTTGTCTGTAATACCAGCTACAGCTACACTATTTTTAGTGAAAAATGCATTAAGGGGACCTTCAAAGATAAAAATACTCTTAAAAGAGTCGTCTAATCTGTCTATATTAAACAATGTCTTTTCTGCACCTATTCTAGATATGTACTTAGGTTTCATTTTATTATCATTAGGCACGACAGTTCTAGACTGATAGAACTCAATATCTTTATTCTCATTGATAAAAGGTATTACTAGTCTGTTTTTATGTACTCTATCTGTTAAAGATACATAAAGAGAATCTGGTTTATTAACAGCTGTATCAAGTCTTCTATCTTTTATTAATTTTAAGCAAGCTTGAACTATAGAGTTATTTTTATAAAAATTTATTTGCGCATCGTCGTATAAATTTATTGAATCTTTGGGTAGAGTTTCTGTTTTGATCTTAACTACCTCTTGCTCCGATACTTCTATAACATCTTGATCATTTACATATTGTTTAATCTCTTCAATAATCTCAACATCTGTTTTACCTGTTACCTCCTTAATCCACTTTATAGGCTTACTAGACCATCCGCAGTTATGACAAAATATATTATCATTCTTTGGAATGTAATAACATCTACGCTTTCTACCTAAAGATCCTCCCTCTCTACAAATACAACACCCTCCCTGGTACGTACTATTAAATTTATTAAATCTAGGCTGGTATATGTACTGAAAAAACTTACTTACTGTATATTCTTCAGGAATATTAATCATGTAAATAGAGATTGTAGTTTGTTCTTAAGAAAAAACAACGAATACCAGGATTCTTTTTTCTTAAGAATAGAGTTAAAATTACGAGCTGTACACTCTTCAATAAAAGCTGTCCAATTTGCTTGTATAGGCGCGTCGAGCTGCTCTTGATAATACTTACACTCTTCATACATGGTCATTACTTTACTTAAGTTGAATAACTTAAAATTCCTATCGTAAATAGCCATTTGATCTTCGTTAAGAAAAATCTCACCATCTATCCACTTTTGCGTTTTTGACTTTCCGAATTTTTCGATTCCTGGGACGTTATCGGATTTATCACCCATGCAACACTTAGCTGTCATCCAGTCACCTACATTTGACCAGCCAGTCTCCTCTTCAAAGTTAACTATTGTAAATTCTTTCTTACGTATAGGGTCATAGAGAGTTGTATCGTTCTGTACGAGCTGAAGAAAGTCCTTATCGACAGATATAATTACTTTCTGACCTACGAACTTATTACAGATATAGGAGATAACGTCATCTGCTTCAAGCTCTCTAGGAAAAATAGATGGTATGCCAAGGTGACGGAGTATTAGCTTAATAGCTTCATTATTTTGATGTGGAGCTGAGTCTCCAGATCTATTACCCTTATAGTTTGCAAACTCAGCTTTTCTTTCGTTTATTTGATAATCGGGCTTCTCGTCCCAAACGAAGATAGTTTTATCTGGATTAAATTTTGTAACGTATGAAAAAACTGCGTTAAGAGTAAAATAAATATGAAAATTATTTATTTGTTCTTGTGTATCGGTGCTAGTTCGTTGAGATTGGGTTTTGGCTGTCCAATACGTTCGATGCACAAGATTGTTCCCGTCTATTATTAGTTTTTTCATTTTTTACATATTGCGCGGTTGATGTCTTGAGAACATACACAGGAACTCTCTCTACATATCTAAGTATATTATTGTTCCTTCCATGATCAAATATAATTTTAGGTATAATCCTATTAACCATATTTGGTACAGACAGAAAGCAATGATCTACTGTTTCACTCTTAATATATATTAGCATTTCACCAGCATATGTGCCAGTATGAACTGCATAAATGTCTCCTGGTGTTATTTTTTTACTGGCCATTTTCGTACATTAAATACGATATATATTTTATTGCAAGCGAGGAAAGAGCATCTTTCTCCATTGGTGTTTTAGCGTGTTTTAAAATAACAGGCTTACCGTTAAGATCATATCCAATAACTATAAAATTTGCTAAAAATTCCTTGAGGGTAGATGCTATAGCATTCTCAAGCTGTATTTTTTTATTATATTTTTTCTTACCTTCGTAATTATTCTTTAAGGCATCTTTAATGAGTTCTTTTATATCCTCTTCTGAGAACATATTATCATCAGAGCTCATAATTATATTTAGTACCACCGTCGATTTGCGAAATACCTCTCTCAATAAGTGTTGTAACTACTACCTCAATAGAGGTAGTCTTAAGAGAGAAGTTTTTAGGAAACAATCTACCACCATCATTGAATTCAAACATTTTCTCACTTTTAAAATCTCTATTTTCATAACAAGTAACAAAAACCGAGGAGTTGCCAGGATCAATCATTACTGTCCATTTACGTGGATCGGATTGAGCGTAATTATTACAGATCTTCCATACATTAAATCCACTATCCTTAAGACGTTTTACAAAATATGAAAGTGTAGTAATTTTATTTTTGTTAATATTCATTGTGTAAGAGAGGTTATAATATATTTTAATTTAATAGTATTATTTAAGATATCAATAACAGTTACACCATATTCCGTATTAATACCGAAATTTATATCGTCACTTATAAACGATAATAATTTAATGTTATCAAAGTTTAAAGGTAAGGGAGATAACTCAAAATCTACTTCACCTAGATCAATAGCAAATACATCAGTATTATGTCTTGCTCTATCTGTCAGTTCACCCTTCAATCTACCATCTTCTGTATATAAATACAGTTTATTAGTCTCTGAAGCAAAGGTACTACCTTTAATAATTGAGTTAATTGTATCTTTTTTAAGAGTAAATTTAACGTTATAGTTAAAGTTTTTAATCTTGTCAATATTAATTGATGGCTTAGTTAGGAACCCATCTTCATAAAGATGATATTTAAACTTTAAGGATTTGCCTTTATATTCAATATTATTTGAATTAATTAGTAAGTTGACATCTTTTGTATCAATCGAATCAACTACTCTGATTAGTTTCTTAATATCAGGAATATTAATACTACCATTATAGTTTACTTCAATATTAGAAAGTTCACTATATAGTATAAGAGTATTATCTGCTGAAGATACTAACGAGGATATTAAACCAAGATCTTGATTTGCGTTTAATATAGTCGACTCGTTTATTTTCGAGATCGCCTCTAGGTACTTGATGCAGTCAATCCGATTTTGAAGCTTTAGTTCTCTTTGGTTTACCATTTTGTTTTTCTAGTATATCTCCTATTCGAGCTAAATTCAAGTTAATTTCTTTTAATACCTCAATTACATTATCATTAGTTGAAATGCTAACTGGGTGAGGTCTTACTTCTTCATAGGTAGGAGCTACGACTGACGAGCTATGCAAGTCTTGCGGTTCTTGCATAGCGTGTGTAGGCTGTACTACCTCAATCGGAGGTTGCTCTATATATTGTTGCTGGTGTTGAAATTGTTGATCGGCTTGAACTGGAATACGTAAAGCCTGCTCGAGTTGATGTTGAATAGTAGGGCTTACAGGCTTAACAAACTGTGAGTTGCCTACAATCATTTGATCAGTTTGCTTAGCTTGCGCGTGTACAGTTCCGAAGAACTGTACTAACGCGCGTTGTTCATCAGGAGTTATATTCATAGGTCCTTAAGAAGTTCGTCAATGTCATCATCAATGGAGTTTTCTACCTGTACGGATTTCGTAAAAGTGGGAATAGGAGCTTCATCTACAGAATGGTGCTTTGTCTCAGCTTCAGTTTGAGTATCTTTTACGTAGAAGTGCTCGTCAAGCATTTGCTTTAATTCATCATACGACTTAAGAGTATACACTTTAGCAAGGTCAAAGACACTATCGTAAATTTTCTTTTGTTCATCGTCGTTAAGGTTTAGCTTACCAGCAGAAGTAAAGCGTGATGAAACATAAGTGGGATACTCGCCCTGATTTTCGCATTTAATTTTAAAATTAACGCCGTTAGTACCGAGGTCGAAGATGCGAGGACCAAACTCTTCTGCATCTTCACCCTCGATAGCCTCCATAATAATTTTATGAACCTGTTTACCATAGCGAAGCATTTTAACTTTACCGTTGTTATCAGGGTTAGTAGGATCATCGATCACGTAAACATTAACGAGATATTTTTCTAACCTCTTAATTGCCTTAACCTTCTCTTTCTCATCTTCTGACCCAGTACGAAGAATTTTAAATCTTTCTTCTGCAATAGGATCTCTTTCACCGAAGGTCATAGGAGAGAGAGATTGAACATATTGACCGGTAGCGAACGAAACCCATCCATGATTGAAATAATGGAAAAAAGTATTTTTAGGATCCTTCGCAAACGGCAGCAATCTAACTGTATATGTATTACCGGGTGTTGTTTTTAAGATTTCGGTATATGTTGCCGTACTACTCTCGGTATCATTTTTGGCTAGTGCGTCCTTAATTGATTGAAACATTGATGTATTGAATGCGCTCATAATTTTATTGTTTTGTTATATGTTATAATTATATGGTTGTTATTTTATTTTTCAAGAGCTGTTTTTCAATTATAGATAAAGCTTCTCTAATGACTATCTTTAATCTAACAGATCTTTGAAAGTTTACTCTTGTCTCATTTAACAGGTTTTGAAAATTAGAGACAAAGAAATCTAGTAAATCAGGCTCAATTTGCTTTATAGTTTTATCGCATTGCAGCCCGTGTAAAATGTAAAAATTAATTTTATGCTCTCTCAAATGTTGAATAATAATTGGCGTTGTACCATTTTGTAAACTCTTATAGTCTTGTAGGGTTATATTATTTTCCTTGCAAAATTTATATATAAAAGAGCAACACTCTTTACAACTAGAGATGATATCGTCACTATCAGGATCTTGAGTTTGTTTTTTCTTTTGATAGAGTGAAAAGCACTTTATGGCTCTAGTAGTAAGAAAGTACTGTAAGTCAAAATAATTATCTACACCGTAATAATTGTAAGGAGCAGTAAAAAAGTCAATCTGCTTTATATTGGCGTTTTTAGTAAAAAATAAATTTAACTTTTTTAGTATAATATAGGTTTGACTGTCTAAGGAATTAAAATCCTGACGTAACTTAAATGGTTTATTTTTTACGGATCTACTAGCGATTAAATAATTATTATAAATATTTTTTTCACTCTCCGTTAAAGACATTTTCGTTTATTGCTATTAATATATTTTGTTATGTATTTACTTTTTGTTATAGTAGGATCATACTCCAGAAAGATTTTAACTATTTCATAGCTAGAATCAACTCCTAAAAGATCTTTTAATATTTCTCTTAACTTATCGTCCTGTAAGACTAGAATAAAAACGTTTTGAAAAGATAGTTTTTTACCTTTGAGCAAAGTACATAATGAGCAAAAAGATAATAGTATATGCTCACTCTCTCTATCTATTATATCTTGCGACGGATTTATTGTTGAGGTTTTTACAAACATTCTATAAATTTCTTTGAAAGGTTAATAAAATTATCTGTTAACTTACCTGCAGCTAGATCTGTTGTTGTTTCATCACACTCACCGTCGCTTAAAATTTGTGCAAGCTTACAGAGATCTATGTCGCATGTTTTAGTGTTCTTCTTAAACAAAATTCGTTTTTCTGTTAATATTACTATAATAGCAATATCTGCACCATAAGTGTTAATCATTCGTGAATGAAGTTCTTCATAGAAGTCCTCTGCAAAGCAGCTCACTACCTTAAACTCTTTGATTGACCCAACAAAAAATTTCGTATGATCTATTGTATCTTTATATCTAGAAATATATAGCTTAATATCATTAAGCTCTTGTACATTAAAATCTCTTTCACCCTTACGGTAGGCGCTTATTTTAGATTTTAGATTATCATTTTTATAATAATTAAAAATTTTCACTCTATCTATTTATAGATAGAAGGAACTTTATCAACCTGATAGTAGCTGCAACGTATTAAATGTAGAATCCTCACTACTAATAACATCACTCTCGGCTTGTGTAATAGTAAGAGTAGAGTAATCAATCCTCATAGGCTGTGTATGGCCTCTAGGACCGTATCTATTCTTCATCATACCTAATCTAATAATTCCTAGATCTCTATCTTCTTCGTTTTGAAATATAGATACAATTACATCAGCTGTAGCTGCTAAGCCTACAGACTCAGAGATAGTTGCAAGATCGGGATTATCGGTATTAAAACCTGACCTATTTAACTGTGTTGCAGATATAATGGGACAGTTGAATATATATGACATAGCTCTAACCTGCTCTGTAACATTTTTAATTCTTTCATATGAATTGGTTCCAACCGAAGAATGAAGCAAATTGAGATAGTCTAAAACAATAGCATGAATAGGTACTCCGGTATCAGTAAGTTTTTTAATGAAAGCTTTTAACTGGTTAGGGGTAATTGTAGAAGGTGGAAACTCTTTAATAAAGATTCTACCTTTATCTGCTTCTTTTTGTTCCTTAATGGCTTGTCTAAGAGCATGTGTATTGGATGAAAGATCTTTAAGAGGGATTTTACTTACATTAGTACAAATACGCCGAGCATATAATAGCTCTGACATCTCTAATGTAATCAATAGAACGTTCTTACCCTGGTTAGCTATGTTAGCAGCAATATTACCTAGAAAGATAGACTTACCAATGTTAGTTTCACCTGCAAAGACATATAACGACCTTCCATTTTCAAGAAATCCTCCATTGAGAGCTTCGTCTAACCACTCCCAAGTACTAGGTATAGACTTTTGTACGTTACAGAGATCGTCAATAAGAACTTCAATGTTGTTATATAGATCAAATCCTGTATCCGTAACAAGATTAATATTACAAGACTTTTCAATCTTATCTAAAATTTGTGACGTATCAATATTACCTTTAGATATATCACCAGCTACATCGAGCATGGTATTATAAACAGCTTTCTCTTTTAAGAACTGCTCTGTATTGTCATACAGCTCATCTTTATCGATATTTTTATCAATATCTTTAAGTGACTCTACTAAGTTCTTAAACGACGATTTAAGCTCGTCAGTAGTTAGGTATGATTTTACTTCTGTGAGTGTAGGTAGCTTGCTACGCTTTTCATAGAACTCTGTAATAATGCTAAAAACACTAGCTATATTCTTATCCTTAAAATACTTAGGCTTAACGTAATCTGCAATAGATGCAAGATACGTAGAATCAAAAAGTGCTTTATAGCAAAGCACTTTTTCAAAATAATCGAGATCTAACTTACTCACAATATTATTATAGCTTACCTTTCCACTTATACAAGGAACGATTAGCTAAGACTAGTCTTAGCTAATCGAAACGGTAAGTTTATTAAAATACGTTCTAAACGGTAACAATTTTACCCCTATATTTTTCATATTTGTTCAAGAACCATTTTTGTCCTTCTAAAAATTCAGGTGTAAACTCCTTTAATCCTGGTGAAGCATGGGTAATTATAATATCAGACACACCACATTTAAACCCAGCAAGAGTAGCATCCAAACAATACGAAAGATCGTAAAAATGAAATCCTGCAGGATTTGCTTCATCAAATCTCACTTTTGTAAAAGCTTCTTTTTTAATACACAAAAACACGCCGTCGAGTAAAAGAACGCGCTTAGGGTATGGTCCAAAAGAGGTCATAGATCTATTCTTTTCATCTCCATGAGCAACTGCACCGTGAAGTTTTCCACCTCCAAAACCACCACCCATAATATGCCACAATGCAGGCTCTTGTAGTTTACATTCTGTTGTACCTGCTACCCCCACAACGTCAAAATCTTGCATGATAGAAGGTAACCTATATGCAAGATCTGACTCGATAATTACATCGTCATGACATAGTACAATAGCGTCAAAATTTTCTTCAATAGCAAAGTCTATAGCTTTGTTATATATTTTTGGAAGAGGTTCTGCGTTATTCTCTTTAAAAATAAAACTATTGTAAGTAGAATGGTTTTTAGCTAGTAGTGTATCTTTTCTACTCCCCTTGGTTGCTGAAAAATAAAATATATTCATAAAAATAAGAATGGTGATTTGGTTTCGAAGTGATTAATCACTTCCCATGTTTTGAAATCTGTAAGCATTAAGATTGTACCTTCGGGTAATACCTTAAACCCCTCACCGCCTATAGTAGAAAAATCTCCATGATCGTTATAGTGTAGAATTGAGCCCTGTCTAGCAATATAAACGTCGTTACAGTCAGTATCTATCATACATAACGCAAAAGTACCCTCTAGTAAATTCAATACTCTTTTAATTATCTCATGTGCAGGACATTCACCTTTACATTCTTCAGTAAATTGTTGTAATAGATTAGAAATTACAGCTGTATCCACAGGATTAACATCCCAATCAATGTACTTAGCTCTAATTTGTTCGTGGTTAGTAAGTACTCCATTATGAACCACTGACCAAGATAGTGATTCGAAAGGGTGTGACGTATCATATGACCATGTACGCTTAGCAGATGTAGGCGCCTGAACGTGTCCTACAAAATAATCACATCTATTATCTAATTTTACTTGATCAAAATCTAACGTCCCTTGTTTCTTAATGACCATTTGATCGTCTCCATTATGCAAGCACACAACTCCAGTAGCAAAATTACCGCGTGGTAAATTACCAGCATACATAACTTCAAACCTTGATACATTACTAGCTCCTACTATAGCACACATTACTTTACAAGGTATTCTCGTTTATCTTTCGGAATTCTCCAGAAAAAATCAATTTTTCCTGTAAGAATGTTTTTGGCAAGTGCAAAATCAGGGTATTCTATACCGTCTTCCATTAGATACCATGATTTTCTCTCTTTTTTTACCCTCTCAATACCTAAATTCTTGAGAGTTCTAGTACCTAATCCCTTTATTTTAAAGAGATCATTGTTAGATCTAAAAGGTCTATTGGCAATAATGCGTTCTGCTGCTTTTTTACCGATTCCTGGCAACTTGCAGATATTATTAAACGACATTTCGTTAAAATCTTTCCAATTTAATTGCATAATGTATAAATATAGTATATGAGTTCCTTTACAAAGCTACTATCAAGGTTAACTTCTTTAAACGAAGCTAAAGATTCACCAATGGACAGGATAATGCCTGGATTTCAAGGTCAAGCTCGTTCATTAGCTAAATCGAGAGGTGCTTCTTCTGGTACACGTGAAGGTCGCTTAGCGATGCTAGGTATTTTGTTTGATTTAGATATTATTGATGATGCAGTAGTTAGAATGTTTAAGAATGACCCGTCAGTTAGTAGAATGGTTGAGTACTTCGAGTCGAATGGGATAGCTTCTAAAATAAAAGCAAAACGCGACGAGATTCAATCTCATATTAAAGATCAACTCGAGAATAAAGTAAGCTTTACTACAGGTAACAGAACTGATGCAGCTCAGCAACGCTACGAAGTTAATAGACTTAACAACGAACTTAATGCAGCTAAGAAAGTAGCAAGATTAGAACGCAAAAAAGAAACAGCTAGTGCGATGTCATCAATGAGTCAAACAGTTAACATGTATGACGATCTTATTGGTTCTTTAGAATCATCTTATAGTAATGAATATCTGCTAGAAATAATCGCAGATAAAGATAGCGATTTAAGTGACATCGCACAAATTGTTAAATATCTTTCTAAATTTGTAGATGAGAGTGATATTGAGGTAGAGGGTAGAAGCGTAGATGTTGTGTTTGGTGTATCGAGCAAGCTCGGTAAAATAATATCTAAGTTAGGTCTCGAAAAGATCGAAAGACAAATTGCTGATGATCTCAAGCCGTATGGAGGTGCAGGAGTTGTTATACATGAGCCAGATATGGGTAATAAGGATATGATTGGTAATCTTAAAGCAACTTCTATAGAGGATGAAGAGTCATACGACGAAGAGATGGAAGAGACTCAGACTAACGCTGGAGATTTTGAAGGATTAGCTGAAGATTATAGTAATACAAGCTTAAACCCTAATATACTTAAGGTACAAGACGAGGTGTTAGCAGCACTAGAAGATAAAGCAACTGTAACAGAGAAAGTTGACATGGAGTCGTTAAAGCGTACAGGTAGAGGATTAGCGGGAGCCGCAGCGCTAGTTGGTGCAGCAGTGGGAGGTAGTCATTTAGCTCCTAAAGCATATCAAACCAGTAAAGAAATTGCAGGGGCAGTAATGGATATTTCGAAGGGTAATGATGAGTTTTTAAATCAGATTGGTGATGAAGATAAAGAAAACCTAAAAGCAGCTATGCAAGCTGTAAGAAATGCTGGTAAAGGAGTTAGTATGTCACCTAGTGCAGGTTCTTTTAAACTTTCATACAATGAAGCAAAAGATAATCTCGATAAAGAAATAGCAAGATTACGTAAAACGTATCAAATTGGACCTGAGGTGAAATTTACTTTTAATGAAGGTGTTGAGTTAACTACCGCTGTATATCTAACAGAGCAGACAAGGAGCGATAGCGTTAGAAGAATACAACCTCAACAAAATTTGTCTTTCAAAGAAAAATATAAGCCTAAAACTTCTTATCAACTAGAAGAACTAAGAAGATACGGATTATAATTCCTTACAATTCTTTTCTTCATATATCCCATCAAGCTTATCCTGTTGAAGGTACTTGATGGGATCCTTATATCCAGCGCTAATAAAGCCCTGAACTCGCAAACTACTCGACGGTGTAGTAGCATCAGCAAGACCATCCTCGCGGTTACTATAACATGTCCATGTGTTCTCGAACTGAACGCCTAGTTTTACGCCTTCTCGTATGATGTCTGCTTTTGACAAGGAGAGCAATGGAGCTTCAATGAGGATCCTATGCTGTCTGTTGAGAGCTGCTAACTGATTTATACTATCAACGAATTCTTGCGAGCTATCCCAGTAGCCGGCTAGCGAATCTACTTGCGCTGCACCGTACCAAACCGAGTCTGCACCGAGACTTTCCGCGTAAGCGCAGCAAATCGTAATAAACATTTGATTACGAAACGGAACATATGAAACAGGTTGTGCATCACCGGCGATTTTACTTATATCAGGATTATCTATATCTAAATTAGTAAGTGAAGACGTAGGAGAGATATCCTTTAGATAGCTTACATCTAATACTCTATTTGTAAATTTAACATTAGGATATTTCTCTTTGAGGTCCCATTTTTGAAGCGGTACACACTGCATTTCACGACGATGCCTCTGACCGTAATCGAAAGTAACAGTATGAATTTCTTCATACCCTCTATCTGCTGCCATAAAGAGAAGTACAGATGAATCCATACCTCCAGAAAATGCTAATACTAATTTTTTACGCTTCATCGCTTATTTCTTCTGGTGTCTCTTCTTCAAGATTACTGTAAGCCCACTCTTTTTTAATTCGACTGTCTAATCTCGGAAGAATAGTTTCTTCCCACAACGTTGTGTCTTTTCTAAAATTACGATAATATCCTAGCTTAGTACCATCTTCAAGAGCATATGTCGATCCGTTCTGAATAACTACTCCAAGACCGACCGCAAGATCAAGCATGCCATAATACCTGTCCAATCCGTTAGCAAAGGATAGGTACATCTCACCTTCAAGATACTGTTTAATAAATCTGTTTTTACGTGTAAGAGCTCTAATAATAATACCTGCATAAGATTTTTGACCAACGGCGAGTTCACCGTCTGTTGTTTTACCATCATCAGACTTCATCGGTTTACGTGCAAGCTGGACGGTTACTGATGGAAGGTACACGCATGCTTTACCTCCTGGCATATGCTTCTCAATTGACGGAAACATAGCAGAGGGATCGTCATAAACATGGTTAGTGCAAAGAATAGTTGTTTGAGTTACTGCTCCTAGATTAGTACAGGT